AAAAGAGAAAAAAAGAATTTGATATAGTAAAGGCAAAGGAGAAGCTGAAAAAGTTTCAAAAGTTAGCCAGAGAAGCTCGATTAGCCTATCAAATAGTAGCTAATGCACCTCGAGTATTTGTGGGATTGGTGCAAAACACCGATGCACCAATAACAAAGAACGAGGCTGGGGTTACGCAACTAATTAATGCTTGTTTTGATTTGCAAATTGAAAGAGGTAAGATAACAAAAGAGCAAAAGCAGGCTGATATGAAAAAATACAAAGCTAAAGTTGCGGATCTAAAAGCATATGAGCAGATATTTCTTTTCTTTAAAAAGCTTATAGAAGAGTGCAAAGAGACGGGCATAGTAGAACAGATTAAAAAAATATACCAAGAAAAGGTTACAGCAAAGGGCCAAAGGTTACAAAGTACAACTTCTGGGGCATTGGAAAGCATTATTGGAATATTAGAAGGAGCTACCGATACACCAAGCATACAGCAACTTGCAGCAATACCAGGGCAATTGAAAGCACAAGGCGATTTAGTATACTCAATAATAAGAGCAGAAAAAGCAGCCTTTAAGAATCTTAGAGTAAAAGCACAGGGACTAGGAAACTTCATACCACGAGACACAAGAGACCCAGGTCTAATTTATATAAAAAGCAAGTTAACCAAAGTCTCAGATTTAATAGTACCAATATTAGACGCAATAAGCCTTTTCTTCAAGAAAATAGTAGAGCTTATTGAGGAGTTACTAGATCCTGTACTAAGTTACTTGAAAGGTGAGATTGAAGAGCAGAAAGAAAAGCTACAGGCGGATGTCATAACGTACACTAAAGCAAAAGTAGATTCTAAGATTAATATAGATGCTAAAATTATGACTTTTGTATTTGGATTAGCTTCAAGATTATTTTGGACAGGAAATAGTTGGACTAACCAATACGGTACTAAGTTTATAGTAACAAACGTTGGAAGCTTCTATCCACCAATGGAAGCCTTAAATGAAAATGGCGCACTTGGATTTGCTACTGAATTAGGGGATGGATTTGGTCGTCAACTTGAACGTATGAGTGGAATAGCTATACCCCAACCTAGCACCGGAATTGTACCATTTACATGGCGCGGATATCTATCTAAACAGGAGTATGTAATAGGATACTAACAGAATAACACAATAAAGTACTATTTATAAAAAACAAAATATATGAAACTAAGTCAATTTAAGTCCATGTTGCGTGAGCTTATCCGTGAGGAGGTTCAACTGGCAGTACGCTCTGAAATAAAAAAGCTTAATGAAAGCAAGCAGCATACGCCTAGACCAAATCAATCGCCATTAAAACCTGATAAGTCGTTGCAAGTGAACAAGAGAACAACTCCACTAGTCACTTTAGATGAGCCATTTACTAATATGGGAGGTACTCTAGGTAGTTTACTAAACGAAACAGCACAATCTATGGCTGGTTTTGGAGAAGAGTCAGTAGAACAAGCAAACCCAGACTTTCCAACAATAGGATCATCAGCAACAGATATGTTTGTGAAGGATTACTCATCCATACTAAAAAAATCAGAGGAGCTAAGCAACTCTAACTTCAGACCATAATGGCATACATTATTCAAGTCAATCCTGTAGACCTAGAGAGAAACGTAGCTTTGGGTTTAGATCTTCCATTAACGGGAGAAGTAGGAGCGACCTTTAAGCAAAACTATTTCACAATGGATCAGGCAGAGGCTAATGCAAAAAACCTCCTACTGACAGAACCTGGAGAAAGAGTTATGCTACCTGAGTTCGGATGTGGATTAAAAAAGACTATTTTTGAGAATCTAACACCGCAAACTATAGCGACATTGGAGATGAGGATAAAAAACAGCTTCCAAACGTTTTTACCGTACATATTTATACGAAAGCTACAGCTTACGCCAGACGAAGATAGAAATACACTATTTGTTCAGATGGACATAAGTTTAAGTGAGTTGGATTTCGATACAAGATCAATACTATTAGAAGTAAATGGCTAACCAAGATATAAAATACTACGGAAGAGACTTTGATACTATTAAGAAAGGCTTAATAGAATTTGCCAGAGCTTACTATCCAGACTCGTACACCGACTTCAACGAAGCGTCACCAGGATCTCTATTCATAGACTTGGCAGCATATGTTGGTGATGTGTTAGGATACTACACAGATGCCAACTTTAAAGAGTCAATGCTACTGCACGCACAGGAGCGTAGAAACTTACTAAGCATAGCATCGTCCTTAGGGTACAAGCCAAAACTATCAGTACCTGCCCAAGTAGACCTTGACGTATACCAACTTATACCAGCAAGTGGATCGGGTAATGAAAGTACCCCAGACACAAGATACGGTCTCAAGATAGAACCGGGATTTGAAGTTCGTTCAATAGGATCTAGCATTACGTTTACTGTGCAAGATACAATCGATTTTAAAATTGATAACGCATTTAGTCCAGTTGAGTACTCTGTTTATAGCATTGATAACTCGACTGGTAATCCAATTTATTTTTTAGCAAAAAAGGTAGTAAAAGCTATTAGTGCAACTGTACAAACGCAAACATATACAATTGCAGCTCGAGAACGATTCACAAAGATATTCTTACCAAACACAACAGCAAACCCAATAATTGGACTTGAGAATATAACTGACTCAGATGGAAACACTTGGTACGAGGTACCGTATTTAGCGCAAGATACCATATTTGATCAGGTACAAAACACAGCATATAACGATCCTGACGCAGCTGTATATAGCAATGAAACGCCCTATTTACTTAGGTTAAAAAAAGTGCCAAGAAGATTCATCACACGTATTGTAGAGGGAGGATTGGAAATTCAATTTGGAGCAGGAATATCTAACACACCAGACGAGGAGTTACTAGCAACCCCAGAGCAAATTGCAATAGCTACTGCTACAGGAAAGGCGGATACAGATGCATCGTTAGATCCAAGCAATCCGTTACTTACATCGGCATACGGCATTGCTCCATCTAATACAACTCTTACAGTAACCTACTATACTGGTGGTGGAGTGTCTGCTAACGTACCATCAAACACAATCACAGAGATAACTTCTTTGGTCACAACGAATACGATTCTACCAACAGCAACTACAGCACTAAACAACACGATACAACAGAGTGTAATAGTTAACAACACAACAGCAGCTGCAGGTGGTAGAAATGAGGAGACTATAGAGGAAATAAGACAAAATGCCTTAGCCCAATTCTCGTCACAAAACCGAGCAGTAACTAGAGAAGATTACATTATGCGATGCTATGCAATGCCAAGTATATTTGGATCAGTAGCGAAAGCATTTATAGCACCCGATGAACAGAATAATATAGGCACATCGGAGATTAATGATACTGTAGCTAATCCATTAGCTTTAAATTTGTTTGTGCTAGGATACAACAGCAGCAAACAATGTGCTATTGTAAACAAAGCTGTTAAAACTAATTTAGCAAACTACCTCGATCACTACAGAATGCTTACAGACAGCATTAATATAAGAGATGCTTATGTTATAAATATTGGTGTTAAGTTTGATATACTCCCAGTACCAAACTACAATAGCAACGAAGTATTAGCTCGCTGTATTCAAAAACTAAAAGATTATTTTGCCATTGATAAGTGGCAGATTAATCAACCTATTGTGCATAGTGAGATTATGTTAGCCTTGTTGGGAGTAAAAGGAGTGCAAACGGTTTCCAACTTAGTAATACAGAATCTAAACAACATAGCTGATGGATATAGTGACGTGCTTTACGACATAGCAGGTGCAACAAAAAACGGAATAACATACCCAAGCCTAGACCCAGCAATCTTTGAAGTAAAATTCCCAGATAGAGACATCGAAGGCAGAATAACATCTTTCTAATATGATATACAGCATTTTTGGCGTAAAAGACGCAACTTTATACGATCAGTACCCATCACTTAATACTGGTCTAGATGCTGTATTGGAAATTAATAAGAGCTCGACAGTATCAGGCTCAACCACTGTGTACTATAATTCGAGAATTGTTGTTAAGTTTGACCTAACAAACTTTACAAATAATTTTACTAATGCTATACTTACGCAAACTGCAAGCTACTATCTAAGGTTGACAGCTACAGAACCAAGTGAAATACCAACAAGCTACGACTTATATGCCTATCCAATATCACAAAGCTGGAACATGGGTACTGGTAGGTACACTACAGCTGTAACTAGTAGTGACGGAGTGTCTTGGAATTATAGATTAACAAGCGCTAACACAGCATCTGCATGGCTAACGTCTTCTTTTGCAAATGGTACTACTGGGAGTTGGGCTACGAGAGGTGGTGGAGGAACTTGGTTCACAGCATCTGCACATTCACAAAGCTTTGACTATCAGACAACGGACGTGTTAATGGACGTAACTACTGCTGTAAGGCAGTGGATTGCTAACACTAGAGCTAATGAAGGCTTTATTATCAAAAAGAGTGATACTGATGAACAGAGCTCCAACACATTTAATAGCCTGAGGTTCTTTAGTAAAGATACACACACAGTATATGGTCCTAGATTGGAGATGAGGTATGATGACTCAACCTATCTCACATCTTCTACTTTAGTTGACTACACAGACGAAGTTACCGTAAACTTAAGCAATATACAACCAGAATATGCGGAAGGATCGAAAGCGAGAGTCAACGTATCAGCAAGACCAAAATACCCAGACCGTACATTTGCGACAATGAGCTACTACTACGACACTTATCGTCTACCTAGCTCAAGTTTTTATAGTGTAAGAGATGCACACACAAGTGATGTGATAATTCCATTCGATGAAACTAATACGAAAATTAGCGCTGATAACAATGGTAGTTACTTTGTCTTAAACTTTAACGGATTAGCTCCAGAAAGATACTACAGATTGCTAATTAAATCAAAGACGTCCTCTGCAGAAGAGTATATCTACGATAGAAATTGGATCTTTAAAGTAGTACGGTAATGGCTAGATCACTAAACGGAAAGTATTTAGTAGCGGATATGAACGATGCAGAGGGGGCTTATGTATCGGCATCACTACCACAAGTGGAATTCTCCAGTACAGACGAAAACCAAACCGTATATAACCTTTTTCCGTACGAGCTAAATGACGTACCAATCTTCACATCAAACGTATATGAAAGCTCAGAACCACAAATAATTAGTGAACAGAGCTATGTACCAGGACAGGATAATTTATATTACGATAGTGAAGGAACTGTAAGAGTTGTTGCAGGATCATCTTTTAAGTTAGTAGCATCTGCACAACAGCCAAATGTACTTAACGTAGAGAATGGTATTCCAATCATAAAGCCTGCAAATGGCGAACTAAGATATGAGTGGTTAGTTGACGGTAATCTTGTATTTGACGTAGAGCCCTCTTTTCTCGACAGAAGAGTGGATCAACGACGTTCTAATGACAACGTGCTCGAATTTGTGAATGTCACAAAGAGAATGCAAGGAACGTATACATGTGTCGTTACTAACGATATAGGACAGATTACGTCAGAGGACATAGCAATTGAAATCCTCGATCCTACCAGAACAGACGACCCATTTCTACCTTTTAACCGTAAGAATATAATCCAAAATGGATTTGCACTTGACTCGACAAATAACTGGACAGCTATTATAGGAGAGTTGGCGAGTAAGCAGATGCTGTCAAAGGACCAGGAGACAAATGCAAAGCGACCTAATGCATCTGTGTTTGGACATATGCCAGGTGAGATATACCCACATCCTATTAACATTAGGACAAACAGTGTCATAGACTTCACGCCAGCTGATTTAATAAAAAAAAATGCAGCATACTTCACAAGAGGACCTATTGAGTATATTGCCAACGGAGGAACAAATCAAGTAGCTGCGTACCAAGATATTGATCTTAGTGAAATTACTGATTACATTAGTGGTAGGGCATACGGTTCAAAAGGGGTTAGAGCTTATTTTGGTTGCGTGTTAGGGAACGCCATTACACGCTTTATTCCGACAATTGATATAGTAGGTCCAGACGAACGAAATAAGGAGGAATTCTACTTCTCAAACGCACCTAGAATATCATATGAGAACTTTGTCTTAGCAGGACCTGCTCACTTAGAGGAAACTGTGACAGTTATTGTTCAAGAATACGAAGGAGAGACTCCATTACCAAGTACCATATACGAAAACGGAGAAGAGAAGCTTGTAGATAACATTCAGATAGTAGATAAGCTATCAACACTATATAAGCAAACATCACAAGACCCTGTACAACCACCATTTCCAACAGTAACAACAGGAGAAGGTGACATTGTGGCACTAAATCCTATAACAGAAGGATATGCCCAAGTATTAAATCTGTACAATAGCATTTACCCAAGTAAACAAGAGCATTATGCCTACGGACAATATGCGGAGTATCAAGACTACGTAATTAGCAAACTCAACACAAGAACAAATAAAATTAGAGTAACTCTGAGATTTGACATTGCAACCGAAAGGATGAATGAAATAGCTCCAGACGTAATATCTAATGACCTTTTTGACTTAGAACTATGGAGAAAGCCTTATATAAAATTGTTATTTAAAGAATACGTAAACAGTGTATTATCAGTATTTCAACAAAATCAAAGTTCACAATACAAAGATCGACCACTAAACGAACAGATAAGACCAGGAAATGCATCGCATGCCATGGCTACCTCACTAGGTCTTATACTAGAACCTATCACACCTACAACCCAAGATATAAGTGGTTTTAAGGGTGGATTGATAGAAGTAGTATCGAAAGAATTAGAGCAAAGACCTAATCCAATTGACGTATACACATCACAAATTACCTTTGAAGATGCAGCAAACAATATTACTGGCTTGTCGTCTATACTAGATGTGTGGGGAGATGCGTACATACAATTTTACACAAAATACGATAACATACGCTATTATGGTATTGTAGATAGAGACGAAAATGCTGAATCTGACAAAGACTATCTCGACTACTCTGGTGGAATTGTAATAAGGGATCTAACCACTGGTGAAGTATTGATTAACAATACTGGTGCTTTTGGAGCAGCTACTGGAGTTGATGCAAAAACACTAAACTTTAAAGGTATGCACATTATTAGGATCGAGGTATCCGCAGATAGTGGAGCAAACAAAGATAAGGTGTACCCGTATCTAACAATTCAATTAGCAAATGTAAACTACGAATATAATGGACAAACGGGCGTAGGCAATTATGTAGACGTTTGGCCATCTAACGTAGATTACAACCCTACAAGCATAAATGCATTTGAAGGTGGTCGAGCTGGAAAGAACCCAAGAAGGGATCGAAACCAGAATGTGAAAAAATTCCAAATCGATATACCATCTAATCAAATATCAGCAATATACGCAGGTACTAGGTGGTGGCGAGGGGGTGAAGATACTACAGAAAATACGGTATCGACTAAGATAGACTTTGGACCAACCGGACTTGTTTACTTTAGAGTATAGTACCAATAATTATAGGCATGCAAAGGGTAATCAAAATAAAGCCAACTAAGACGTTTCAAAAAGGAGGTATTAAACCAAACTTTGCTTTATATAGCGAACGTACTGGACCACCTGTAATACTGCCTGCTACGGAAGGAGGGAGCACACAGTACTTAGTAGAACAAACCACATTAGTAAACACCAGTGGCAACTTTAAAAAAGTAGTCAACAACTCAAACAAAATTTACCTATTAGAAGGGACGGCATTTACCATAACAGTAACAGCACTAGACCCAGACAACATTGAGGATCCATGGAATACGAGTAATTTAAGGTTTAAGTGGTTAAAGAACGGATCGTATATGTACAGTGTTAATAACTTGAACAATTATAAGGGGTACAACAACATCACCTTCCCAGAAGACCAAGCCACACAAAACATTACAGGAGATTACACTTTAGAGATCAGTAACGATACAGGAACATCAATTACAGCTCCATTGACGATTACTATATACGATAGACTTAGAGTACCAGAGCTATATAATAACCTAGTAAAGAATAGTAGTGGAGAGACTGGTACGGATAATTGGACACTTACAAATGACGTAGTTGTAAACGAGTTTTCTCCTGGCATTGCCGATAGTAAAAATTTTGCAAGTATTTTGATCGAAAACACACTATGGTCATCAGGAGACAACTATATAACAGTACAGCCAGAGTTACCATTTCGTTTTTGCAGCTCTAACTCATGGGTAAATTTCAATTACTTTTATCAAAACTGGAAGCAAGGAACATTACCAGACTTATTAAGCTCTTTTTACGGTTGGTACTACGGCAACAACAAACCAAATATAGTCA